AAGTTCCGAAGGTTCAGCCGTTGATGCGCCGTGAGGTCTCCCAGTGTGAGCTCTGCTTGTGTCAAGTTGCGCGGAATCAAGATAGTGTCGTTGGTCGATGGTGAGATAATCGCGCCATTCAAGCGGACCATTGCGAACGGCACAGGGAATGCCCCGTTGACTATGGGGGGAAAGTGTATGGCGATTTCATCGCCAAGCCGCTCTAGCATCGCGTGTGTGGTCCATCCGTCGCCGTCCGGCTCTGGTAGGATGCGCGTGAATCCCCAGCGGCCCGCAACAATATTTGTCACATCTGCCATTTCTCGCCCCCAATGCGTTCTGCTGTGTTCTCAGCGTACCTCTAGCCGAATTGCTGCCGGTTCCGCCGGAGGATAGCCTGCCGTGAATGAGGGAATGGGCGCCTCAGCGGAGCGTCCAAAGGCATTTTCCGCCCGGATGGTGCAATCGTAGACGCCAGGTGAGGGCACAAAGGTCCGCACCGGCACGGAGGTCGCAGGAGCGGGGATATTCGTGCTCGCCGTTCCGCAGGTAATCACGTATTGCGTGAGCGGCAAATAGGGCGCACCATCCGGAGGCGCATCCCAGGCGAGGGTGCCGGTAGCCAATGAAACAGAGAGCGCCGTTTGCGCCCAGGCTCCTTCGGCGCTGAACAGCATGACTGCCAGTAAGAGCATGATGCGCTTCACGGCTGAGGCTCCGTCGGCTGGACGGGCGCCGGTGTTTCCGGTGCCGTGATCTTCTCGTACAGCTTTTTGGCGTCGGCGCATCCGCCCAAGACTGTCACCAGCAAGAATCCCCACAAGATTGTTCTCATGATTCGCCTCCTAAAGATCGTCGCAGCGTTCGTTGTGCATCGGAATCTTGGCGGTATTGCGGCAAATCTGCCGCCAAATGCGTATTTCTGAATAGTGCTGATCCTTCATTTCGCGCGAATGGTCCGCCACTTCGCGCTGAATCGCTTGCATAATGACCCGGTTATCTTTCAACCCTTGCACGCCATCCTGAATCGCCGTCAGCATTGGCGACGGAAGCCATCCGAGGAGCACGGCACTTAGTGCACAAAACGCGACAGTGACAGGCCCTAAATTCCATATCAGATTTCTTGCTTGCCCCCACCATGGCGTACTGTTGGACTCTGCCCGATCCTCGCCGTTTCTCACACCCACCATCTTGGCCACATCGTAGCCCCCTTCCGTTAGCGCACCGCCTCAAGGTGCCACATCCCAATCCCATCGCCAGGATTCCCGAAGTCTCGATCAGGGAGAATCTTTGTGATCCGCAACGCCGTCTCGGTGGTGTCTGTCGGCAAGAGCTTAATAGAGAACGTGTCAAATCCTTCCTTGACTGTCGCCACGCCTTCAGAGGCAGACCGCACGAGAAACACATCGTAGGTCTTAGAGAGGAACGACTGATTCCCGAGCTGATCGATCCGGCGCACCGGATCGACCAGCCCGAGAATGCGTTTCGCCTGTCCACTGTGCGGCGTATAGGTGCCCATCTCCCCACCCAGCACGGAGATCTGCTCATAGGCTTGCGAGGCCATCGCGTCTTAGTTCCCCGCCCGCTTAATGCCTGAGATCGTCACCGAGAGCGTGGCCGGTCCTGTGGCAATCGTGGGCCGGTAACGCACCCAGCCGCCCAGGGCGTTACAGCTCACCGTTTTCCGTTGCAGGTTGCTGGCCGCGGAGACGGTGGTGAATGTCGCGCCCTCGTTGAAGAAGTTCAGGCTGGCCGCGCTGGCACCGGTCGATGAAAACGCATGATCGAATGAGCCCGAGACCGAGCCGGTGAGTGCGCCGACTTCCTGAGTGAGTACCAGCGTGCCGTCGAAATCGCCGGTGGCCACCCAGCCCGATGAGGCGGCCGCCGTGGTGGCGTAGGACGATGGGTAGAGCAAGGCAATCGGGCTTGCTGCTTGGAGTGCGTTCATAGTTGTTTCCCTCGCTTCGGTTTCATCGTTGGAATTGCCGACACATCAACCGAGAGTGACCCGGACAGATGGAGCATGCGCGGCCCCTGCTCCCCGTGAGGCTCAGGAGCCGCAATCAGAATGATCTTGCCAAGTCGGCCGTATTCTTGCGCGAAGCGTGTCGGCACATGCAGCACGGACCCCGGAGCATAGGCCACGCCCTCAAAGAAGAGGCCGCGCACTACTCGCACCCAAACGTTTCCGTCTGAGATTTCCCGTTGTCCTGCCACCAGTGCCGATCCGCTCGCTTGCAGCATGCCGCCTCCTTAGCTGATCGTCTGCATGACCGAGAAGGCGTAGGGTCTGCGGATTCCTACGTCCATGGTGTACATACAGCGCACGCCGATGATGCCCGCTTGGAAGTTCGCGTAGGGGTTCACTTCGACTTCCAGCACGCCCCACTCGCCCACTACGATTTCGGACCAGTCGCCGAAGATCATGGTGGCGCTGGGCACCTGCTTGGAGGACATGGCCCGGAAGCCCTCGATCTGACCGTCCCAGATGTTCCCGGTCCAGAGGGGGGTATCCGTGCTGGTGAAACGCTGCCGCTGCTTGGCAATCGAGGCCACGGATGGAGTCGTGACGTACCCACCCGCCTGCGGGCGCACGTTGTTGTCGGCCACGTCGGTCTGGAATTCCAGGGCCGCCGCGTAGTTCAGCGAACCCGCCGCCACCGAGCCCACGCCGCTGTATCCGATGATGCCATCCGGCTCACCGTTTGCCCCGGCTCCGTTCAGCACGGCGAGGTCTGCCGCTACCGCCACGATCTGCGCGAGGTCGTCCGTTACGATGCCTTCGGCACCGGGCGAAGATTGCAGCAAGAGCTGCCGGCTGATTTCCGTGTAGGCCGCCGCCGTTTTCGGCGTCATGCTCACTTGCTGGAAGGTCTGCTGCGATTCCGTGGCCGCCGTGGATTCCGAGGACAGCCAGTAGGCCGTGCCGCTGGCGGACACGCGCGGAATCGTGACACTGTTCGTCAATCCGCTCAGCCGTCGCACGCCCATGTTAAAGGCCACCGAGCGGTTGTAGAGCATATCGACGAAGCCCATGTTCTGGGTCATGACGAGATACCCGCCACCGCCCGCGCTGGCGACGGTCAAATCGCGCCGGCCAGAGTTCGCATAGGCGGCGGCCCGCTGCTCAGCACTCATCCCTCGCTGCAACACTTCGAACGGCACAAAGAACCGATGAGGGTCAGGGGATTTCCCCATGCGCTTCTGGACCGCCTGAATCGCTTCCAGCTCAAATTCTGCGCCCTTCCAGTCGCGTGAGGCCGTCGCCATGATCGCCCGAGCGATGGAGAACGACTGCGCTTCCTTCTCGGTCAGGCCGATCTTGGCCACTGACTGCGGGTTGGTCTTGCCGCGCTCTTCCAAGATCATCAGAAGATCGTCGGCCACTTTGTCCAGCGAGACGCCTTGCCCGATCCACATGTCCCGATAGGAATCGTCCAGCTTGTTGGCCTTGCACAGGTTGGAGATCGCCTGCTTTCTGCGCTGCTCCATGTCCAATGGACTCACTTTGTCGGCGGTATCGTTGGCCGCCGTGACGTCGTTAGGCATACTGCCCCCCTTTGTGTTGGCGGAAACCGCCGGTTGTTGTACTGCTCGCACCATTCGCACACTGTATTGACTCTCGGCCCCTCGCCCGATACCCACGCTGGGGTCTGCGGGAACGGTCACGATGGACACTTCATAGGGCTCCCAATCCGTGGCCGTGAAGGTCTCGCTTTTCTTGTTCTCCACCAGTTCATTGACCCGATAGGCCAAGGAGACGTTGCGCAACCCGCCGTCGATCATCTTTTGCACTTCCGCCGCGCGCGCCGTGTCGAACAGCTCCGCGTCCACGATCATCCGGCCGCCTTTGACTTCGGCTCCGGTAATCATGCCGATAGGGTCATTCACGTCATGATTGAACAGCAGCGGCATGGCTCCGGCCTTGGCCCGGTCCATCTTGACCGCGCCGGGATCATGGGAGAGCACTTCGTTGCCGTACCAGCGCTCGACCGGCTGCTCGGAGGAGGCCGGAAAGCGCAGGCTGCGCTTCTGGCCCTCTTCCTGCCGGACTTCGAATTCCGCGCCGCTCACACAGCGCCGGAAGAGCTCGCTCTGCTTATGGGTTTCAACGGTCATGCCTGCACCCCTCTTAGAAGTTGCTCCATGCGTGCAATCGCCGCGTCTGCGTCCTGGTTGTCATCCTGCTCCATATCGGTCTGTGCCGATCCCGGCTGCGCTGGGGCACTCGCCGCTTTTGTCTCAGCCTCCAGCTCGGCCATCTCCTCGAGGTCGGTATCGAACGTGAGATCCAAAGAATCGGCCAGCTCCAATTCGTGCTTGCGATCCTGCATCACATCTTCAAGATCATCGCCGTTGCCGGTCTGCTCGATGACGCGGCCCTGCGTGGTGAATCCGGCCTTGATCGCCTCTTTGTAGGCTTCGACTTCCTTGGTCGGATCAATCCAAGACCATCCCCGAGGCTTGAACCGCACCGCTTCGAACCGCTCAGGATCGAGCGCATAAGCCTGGACACCGATGGTCGAGACGGCGCCCGAGAGCACCGCCGCCTGAACCCACTCCCGATAGAGCGGCAAGCGCAAATTGCGAATGAACCAGAGTTGCAGAAATTTCCAGAGGTCCCGATCATCCAGCAGCGCCAGCCGGGAAGAAGAATAGTTGCTCTGGCTGTAGTCGCGTGACAGCGATTCGTAGGAGACGCCGATCCCCGCTGCCACTTCGCGCAACATGAGCCGCATGAACGGATCTAGTTGCGCATTAGGCCTGTTCGGAGCGGCGAAGTTGAATTTCTCGCCAGGGTTGAGCCGTTCGATCATCGCAGGCTCAAGCTCTGACTGGCGTGAGCCGTCCGCTTGTTCGTCGCCGTATTGGCTTTCCGCGTTCGGGAGTTCGATGAATCCCATGTAACAGGCCGCCGCCCGCGCCGCGACAATCTCCGACTCGCCCAGGCCGTCCATATCGTTCAGGCGTCGAGCCGCGGCATGCAGCCAGGGCACGCCCCGCGTCTGTGGCCATCGGTCAATCAGCCGTAGGTGCATAATGTCTGCAGCCGGGACGCGCTCAATCTTGCTGGTCTGTTGTGGGTTCGCACGGATTTCGCCGGGGTGCACCGTGCGGATCCAGTAGGCGATGGGGCGATGGAATTGATCGACTTCCACCCCCAGCCGCACCACGCCTTCAGGGGATTCCGCCGAGGGTTGGAATTCGTCGGCTAAGCGCTCCGGCTCAATCACTTCCAGCGCCAGCGGCACGGCGCT